CCGCCACTCTTTGCATGATGCTTTCCCGTCTTGCCTGCTGCCGTTCCTGCAATGTTGACGCTTCTACCGGAAACAGAAATCCGTCCATGGTTTCTGTCTGTACGGTGATCTGACGGATGGTAAGCGGCGGCAATTCAAATTTTTCTCCGTCATATCCTAAATCCGTCGGATTGGTCATCATGACCGCCCATGAAGATACCCATTCCCAAAAATCGGAGACGGCGTGCCCTTTTAGTCTCCATTTACTTGTGTTGCTCCCGTCGTGTATAAAGAACATGGCAAGCATTTCCAGCTCTGTCATAATTCCTAAAAATTCTGAGTGGTTTCCTAGTTCCATATAGTCATTCGGTGCCGGTGTGGCGGTGCATGCTAAACGGAATGGAACGTCTTTTGATTTGTTGATGAGTTCGGTGCGGATTTTCCCGGTCTGTGATTTAAGAATAGATGACTCATCTAATACCAGTCCGTGAAAACGGCTGAAATCAAATTTATCCATTTTTTCATAGTTTGTAATATTGATCCCCGATTTGATGTCTTCATTAGATGTTGCGATATGGACTGCCAGCCCCATTTTTTCTCCTTCTTTGACTGTCTGATGGTCTACAGCAAGCGGGGCAAATATTAGCACATCGCCGCCGACAACTGATGCCCATGCCAATTGCATTCTTGTCTTTCCTAATCCTGTTCCTGCGAAAATGGCGCTCCTGCCTTTTGCTACTGCCCATCTGACGATATCTACCTGGTAATCAAACAGGCTCGGAAATTTCTTCTTGATTGTTTCTATCGGCATCTTTATTCCGCATGTCTTAGCAGAAAATTCTTTTGATTTCAAAAATTCTATGTATGATTTCATGTTCTTCTCCTCGGCTTGTCTCTTGCCTGTTTCACGGTACATTCTTTTTTCTTCTTCGGTACTCTCGACTGCGTGATTGGCCATACGTTCCTTTCATTCACTTTGTACATTCGATAAAACTGATAGGGGAATCCGTCTGCTGTGTAGCCGCTTTCTACTTTGACTATCTGATAGCCTTTTTTCGGTGTCGGATTGTCTTTCCATTTCCTGGCGTAGATGGTTACCTTTTTCACGTTTGGCTGCTTTAGATTTTTAGACGGTACCCATCGGATTTTCTGTACGGCGGTTTCACTTCGGATTTCTTCATCTGTTTCTTTTACAAAATATTCCGCAAGTCTCATGCAGTCTTCTGGGCTTCCGTCAAAGTACCGGAATGACCCGTAATTGAATTTTGCCCACGGCCAGCATTCATTGATTTCTGATCTTGATATTCCTCCTTCGTTAATCAGAACGTGATGATGTACTCGATGTCGGACATGTTCTGTGACGTAGATATATTTCAGTTCCGCATTTTTCTTTTTATATTTTTTGCGGAGGTCTCTGATAAATTTTCTTATTCTGTTTTTGGCTTCTTCTGCTGTCGGCTCCGGATTTGCATATGTCAAGTCAATACGCAGATCATCTCTTTTGAAATTGGTAGCTATGAGCCGGTAGAGTTTTGTTTTCGCCCGGCGGGAGTTTCTTTTCTTGAGTCCTTCATCTGTTTTTTGGATATTGGGACCTCTGACTCTGTTTCCCCCTAATCGATATGTGTGATATTTTTTCACTTCATAAATTCCGGGTGCTTGAAATATTTCTTTTCGGTACGGCACTTTTTTAAATTCCTGTTCCAAGAATTAACTACTATATCAAGTCCTCAAAAGGGGCTGAACTCCCCTTTTTTCTTGACATTTTGTGCCGTTTCACTTATAATTTACATAGTGGTTTGGTGCTACGGCACTTCCGCTCAGAGTTCTTCTCTGGGCGGTTTTATTTTTCTTCTTTTTCGTTGTTGTCTTCTTCTGGTTCTTCTGTCTTTTCCCGGTATATGCATCTCTGCATAAAGTCCAGGTAATGTTCGCATTTTCTACAGTGTTCCTGGCATATATTGGCTTTTTCTTTCCTGCAGCATACGGTCTGGAATACTTTTGCTTTGCATACACGGCATTTTCTATTCCGGTAAACTTCTACTGTTTTCCCGCCTGCCAATTTCATTGTTGCCACTCTATACTCACCCTTTCCTTTTTATCCCCGCTTTGGACGATCCAATGTCCGCAGGGATTTTTTATTATCTTGAATTTTCGTCCGCTGGATGATGTATAAGTGTTGTTTTTATCCATAAAAAATACCGGCATTTCTTTCTGTGGTATCAGCCGTTCTTTGTTCGGTGTTTCTTCTATCAGCCAGCCGATAGGATGTTTTCGGACGTTATCCCACAAAAGATATATGTCAGTACTTCGCCCACTTGGGCTTCTTCGGAATACAGCCTGCTCTTTTCTTTTTGATTCTTCGTTCTTCTTCCGTTTTATAAAGTTCCTGCAATTCCATTTCATGTTCTTTTCTCCATTCTTTAACCGCATGACAGTTAAGATATGTTTTGATTTGTTCATCCATGTACTGTTTTCGCGTGCCAGAGAGTCCGTGTGCTTTGAAACGGTGCGTTTCGTATGACAGATGAATAAGATTATCTTCCTTATCCGGTCCCCCGCTGCCTGCGTGTTTCGCATGATGGACCTCACCACGCGACGGTGGCCACTCTCCTATGATGGATTGGTACGTTTCCGCCAGCTCCTCGTCCCTTTGTTTGACAAGCCGGCATAGTTTTCGGAATGCCGCTTCCGGTAGTTTGAATCTCACTTTTTTCTCCTTTTCTTTGAATATCTCCATATCTCATCCGCCCGATAAACGTGGAGTGAACAGTCCCGATGAACAGGGACCATATTCCCCTTTCCATCTTTCGTCCACATTACATATTCGGCGGGGATTACTTTCCTGCATTCGTGGCATATCATTCTACGCTGCATATTTCCCCCGTCGGTTTCATTTCATAGATCTGCATATCCATTACATAAGCAGCGGCATATTCCTGATTGCAACCTCGGCTTTCTCTCCAGTTTCCGCAGAGTATAAGCGCGTTGCATCGTTGCAGCACTTCTAAGCAGTCTTTCATCGGCTTATGCTGATGCTCTTTGTCATACGGTGTATATCCCCAGTTGTGCAATGGTGAAAATAATGTTTTTTCAGGGTATTTCTCCTGCAACATTTTTAAATACGTTTGTACTTTCTCTTTGTTCGTCTCATCACCTCCGTAAGGGTGAGCGATGTAAAACAGTTGACCGTCTATATACGGATATTCTCGTTCCATATTTCTTCTCCTTTGATTATTTTTTCCCGTTTGATAAAGCATTGTTTCATTGCATAAGCAATTCCCTTTCGAGTTTCCGGATTTATACTTGCTACCCTTTGTATTAATTCATCTGGACACCCGCTGCTGTACAGATAATCAATTGCAACGGCTACTGCTATTGAAACGAATTTGTCATCTGTTCCTTTTACGGAAATAACAAATTCCTTTAATTCATCATCTGCTTGTATATTCAGTTCGTACATTTTGGGATTTCCTTTACTTTGACAATAATTTCCTGCCCCGGCTGTACATTGCCGGGGTCTTTGATGTTGTTTTCTTTCGCGGTTCTCCATACTAATTCCTGGAGATTTTCCCTCCCGCCGGAAATGCGGTCACATACATCCCATAAGGTTTCTCCTTTTGAAATGTTCACCGCGTATGAGATTGACGGTGGCTCTGGCTGTACTGCGTACCCTGCGATACCGACAGTAATCATGAATGCGGTTAGAAATTTAAGCATGATAATTTCTCCACAACCGCAATAATCATTGTCACGAAAACCGCCAGCCATAAATAATTCATCATTTTATCTACCATTTTTACGCCCTCATCTTTCTAACTTCCGCCCGGAAATCATATCCGCTTTGTTTCATCTTCCGTTTCTGCGCATTCTCTTCCATTTTCCGCCGGATAGCCGATTCCGCATCTTCGGGGTCAAACAGATATGCTTTCCCCGACGGGATGAACGGTATCTCCCCTGTTCGGCACAGCATCCGTATCGTTGTGACCGGATATCCCGTTGCTTTGCAGAAATCTTTTGTATTAGTAAGCATATTTATCGACTCTCATCCTCTCTGATTTTTTATTCACTCCCTTTTTGCTATACTGTGAGCAGAAAGGAGCAAAATAATATGGATATAAAAATTGATGCATCTAAAGTTTTGAATGCCACTGGGGAAATTATCCCTAACACAATGAATGCACTTGATCATGTTTGCGGGAGTTTGATCAAAATTGGTGGATTCCCTATTTTGTATGGCAGGGAATATATCGACTATTGCTTAGAAAAGACCCATAAGAAACTGGCAAAGAAACTTGATTCCATTCCTGAAGATAAGCTCAAATCACCCGCACCATATATGGTGCTTCCGTTAATGCAAGACATGTTTACCTATTCCGCGCCAAACTGTGAGTATCTACACAATATGTTTGTTAATCTGCTGGCGTCATCCATGAATACAGACATGGACCATGCTGTTCACCCGGTTTTTGTTAATATCATCAAGAGCTTAAGTCCAATAGATGCTAAAGCTTTATCATCAGATCTCTTCAACAAAAATCTTGATTTCCGTATTTATGAAGTGCGTATACAAAAGAACTTTGACCTTACGCACAATGGCAATTTACCGGATATATTGCAACTAAGCGGAATAGGATTTTCACTTAGTAACAAATTAGTCCTTATAGAAAACCTTTTAGATTTAATTGGTTACGATACGCTAAACCAAATTAGCGCGGTAGTGGACAATCTTTCTATGCAGGGAATAATCTCTATCAATCAATCCATGTGTTTCACTGATCCTCATGCATATGATTCAGATATTCCAATTCTTCAAGAATTTATAGCTTCTCTCGAAAAGGTTTCTGATATCAAAAAACTACTAAATGATCACAAAATCGTATTTAAACCAATGTGTGGCAAAATAACTACATTAGGACAGAATTTCATTTCTTGTGTTACTTGAGTTTTTCTATAACAACTGCGGAAGCTTCAAGGTGAAATTCGTTGGCTTTTTTACCTAATATTTCAAGTGCCGCCGCGTATGCATTTGCTATCTTTTGGAGATCAGTAACCGCCTCAAACAGCATTTCATTTTTCTCTTCCTGCGTCATTTGTCTAAATGCCAACATTCTTTCTTCGTTTGTCATTTTTACATTCCTCTTAACTGTGAAATATTAATCTTATCGGCATAGATAATAATTCCTTTCATTGCTACAACGATTGATGAAGAGCCTTTTTCGATCCGATATGGGCTCTTTTTCAATTTCTTTTTTTCCATTTTTATGTCCTCTCTTTCGTTTTGCTTAACTCATCACGCTCCTCTATAATTGGTTTAGAGAGGAGGTGAAAGAATATGCTGAATGAGCAAAATATCCGTTCTGCTATTGATAACGCAATTACAAATAGTAACCTTGATGATTTGGTTAATGATTACAATGCGAAAGAAAAAATATCTGAAATCATCCAAGATGCTATTGTTGCAGCACTTCAAGCCTATGATCGCCAGCAGAAACAATAGTTCATAGAATCAGGGGCTGTTCCGGCAGCCTCTTTTTCTATTTCTCTATTTCTGATTTACGGACGAGAATAAGGTCATTTTTATCGTCACTAATTTTTACACCCAATTTGGAAAGTGCACGGTAATATTTCTTTCTTGCGTCTTCCACATCTTTTATTAATTCCTTTATTTCCTTGCTTTCAAATTCAAATTCCATTTTTTCTCCCTTTCTTTTCTCTCGAATTAAGTTTAATAAATTAAACACATTGCGTAAAAAAAATCGCCTTCATTTCAGCATCTAATGCTTTCGCGAGTTTTATTAAAGTATCTGTCTTCACTACTTCAGCTTTCTCGTTTTCAATAGCTATTATCGTACTTCTTGATACTCCAGATTTTTCTGCCAGTTCTGATTGAGTAATCTTTTGTTTTTTTCTATACTCGCGCAGTTTGTTTTTGAATTTCACACTAACACCTCCTTTCTTTCGTAAGTTTAATATATTAAACTTTATATGTCAAGCGCATAAAACATTTTCTTGCAAAAAAGTTTATTGCACTATACAATATGTAAAAGAAAGGAGTTGATTGATAAAATGAATTTAGGTGAAATTGTAAAAGAATTCCGAATAAGAAACGCGCTTACGATGGATGAATTTGCCAGACGAACAGGGTTAAGTAAAGGTTACATCTCTATGCTTGAGAAAAATAAAAATCCTAGAACTGGAAAACCAATCACTCCATCAATAGAAACTTATGACACAATCGCAAATGCAATGAGAATCTCAATTGAAGAATTAATGACATTGGCAAAAGGAACAAATGTCGCTCTTACTTCGTTATCTACTAAGAATCTTGATTTCCACCCCTCTCTTACCCCAAAGGATGAAAAAGACATCCAAAAAAGACTGTCCGATATCTTAAATGATATGGACAGTCAGGATGCTATTGCTATGTATAATGGCGGGGAACCGATGGATCCCGAAACACGTGAGTACATGAAAGCATCTCTTGAAAATGCTCTCCGCTTTGCAAAATTAAAAGCTAAAGAGAAGTTTACTCCGAAGAAACACCGTAAATAAAGGACCACATCATGGACATAAAGAAACTCGTAAACGGTATAGTGGATCGTCACAATACAAGAGATCCGTTCCGTATTGCTGCAGAAAATAACATCTACATTTTATACGAAGAGCTCGGAAAGAATTTGGGATATTTCAGTAATCTGTTTCGTATCAAAACAATACGGATAAATGATCATGCCGATCCGTTTCTTCAGCCGTTTATTTGTGCTCATGAGCTCGGCCATGCGCTGCTTCATCCGCACGCAGGTACTCATGCTTTTAATAGAAACTCTTTTATTGCTAACTGCAAGATTGAAAAAGAAGCGAATCAGTTTGCCGTAGAATTGCTGCTCCCCGATGAATTGATAGCTGGTCATCCGGAAATAGATATTTATAATCTGGCGCGTACGTTCGGTATTCCATATCAATTGGTTTATCTTAAATCCATTTCCTATGGAACACGTCGTTTATAAAAAGGGGATTAATTATGAAAAGGTTCTTGTCTGGTGCTTTGGTGACATCTGTTATTCTTTTATCCGGATGTGGTGGTACAGGTAACAGCAGTAATAAAAACAGTAAATCTGTCACTTATTCCGCAGAACAGAAATCTGCAGCTAACGCCGAAATCTTGAATATTCTCCCCACGATGAGAAAAACCCATGATGATGTTGACAAAATGGACATATATAGCAGTTTAGCATCTGAATTATACCCTCCCCAAGATGGTCTATATTGGAAATTAATTGTAAATAAAGGCTATGTTTCTGAATATTTTACAATCGTTAATTTTACAAGTGGTATTGAATGGGTGTTTTGGGATGATGTTGTTTTTTCCACAAATGAAGGGAATTGGACATATCACATCGGGTCTTTTGCCGGACAGTCCGGAAATGGAAAACGCACTCAAATAGTTATGGGCGGTAAGTATGAATTTTTAAATGTCTCTATTGATAAAATTGCTCCCGGTCTGGAAAAATTGATAAAAGGAACTAACCCGATTATTCGTTTAAGAGGTAAGGAATTTGTTTATGACATTAAACCCACGGATAATGATATGAATATAATAAATACTGCTATGTATACCTATGAACAATTAAAAATTACAGGAAACAAGATTTCTTTTGATAACACTGAAAAGAATTAATTGGTAATCGGAGGGATACTATGGACTTTAAAGATCCTAAAAACAAAGTATACTTACAAAAAGCCATTTCATCTCTGTCAAAAGACTATTCCAACATGTTAATTTCAATGACAAATCAAGATGATTCTAATTACAAGAGGGCAGCTCTTCTTTACTACTGGCTACGCGACTATAGGAACTATGTCAAAAATGAACCAAAATTCAATTCTGTTTATACCCCGCCTTTCCGACGTGGGAACATAGCAAATATTAATTTCGGCTTTAATTTGGGCAGCGAACTCGGCGGACTGCACTATGCAATAGTTATTTCTGACAGTAGACCTACCAATCCCATGCTGATAGTCGCTCCTATGACTTCATTTAAACCAAGCCACCAATTAAATGATTGTGAAATATTTATAGACAACCAACTATTTTTACAATTGAAAGGGAAACAAGATGCCCTTGTACAAACATTAAAACATCAGCGTGCTACTTCCATCGATAGTGAATCGGATGATATCAATTCCAAATTAGATCAACTCCAAAAAATAAAAAAACAAATTCAAAAACTGAAAAATGGAAGTATAATCAATATCAGTCAAATTTGTGCAATAAGTAAAATGCGGGTGATTGATCCGCAAAGTCCCCTTGATGTATTTTATAATATTTCAGTTTCATCTGACGTATTAGATAAAATAGACAATAAAATAAAACAATTTTTTATGAATCCTAACAAACCTTGACATTTGACATGAATCTTCGCTTCTGATACAATGTGGTCACAACTTGAGGAGTACTCCTCAAATAAATTATGGACTTTGCGGCATGCCCGCACTACCGTAGAAAGACCTCGGCCTTGTATCATTTAGGTGCGAGGTCTTTCACGTTTCACTTCTTTTTAATCATAGATGATAACCTGTGACTGCTCTACACTATATTGAGGTGATCTTATGAAACAATATAAAAGAGGTTCTTTAATCTACGATAAACTCCAGGACAGTTATCGTGCTTTTGTTATGATTAACGGAAGAAGGTATTCCAAGCGTTTTAAGAAGAAAGACGATGCTATGGACTGGATGTCACGGCAGAAAATAGCAGAGCGTGACGGTAATTTTGTTGCACCATCAGATATGCTTATCGGTCAGTGGCTTTTGTATTTCCTCTCTACTTATAAAAAAGATACTGTCAGAGCCAGTACATATGAAAGATATCTCTATCTTGCCGCAAAGATTGATCCTATTTCAAAAGTCCCGCTCCAGTCTTGTACTGTATCTCAAGTACAAGAATTATTAAACAGTTTAACCCCGGACTGTTCCCGCAAAGTTCATGTTCTTTTACATGCTGCATTTCAACAAGCTGTAGATCTAAGTATTATCCATAATAATATCGTCCGTCTTTCAAAAGCAAAAAAGATTGTCCGGGATGAACCCGGCATATTTAATAAAAATGAAATTAATAAAATCCTTTCTTACACAAAGGATAAAATCCCCGCTTTCTATCCTATTTTCCTTTTGGCGGCTCATACCGGCATGCGTAGAGGTGAAGTGCTTGGCTTGCGTTGGAAAGACGTAAATTTAAAAAATGGCACCGTTATCATCCGCCAACAACTGCAGCGTGTCGGTAGTGAAATTACATTTCAGCCTCCGAAAACAAAATCTGGAAAAAGAAAAATCTCAATCCCCGCTACGGTCACCGCCGCACTGCAGGAATTGAGAAATAACGAAAAGACAATAGATATCAAGCAAGAGACGCTTGTTTTCAGAAACACAAATAATAATCCTGTCCGCCCTGAGGCTTTAGAACGTGCCTGGAAAAAAGTAATTACACAATGCGAACTGCCTCATAGAAATTTCCATTGCTTGCGGCATACCCACGCCACCCTATTATTAGCCGCCGGTATTCCGATTATTGAAGTGTCCCGCCGGTTAGGTCATGCAAGAGTAAGCCACACCTTAGATTTATATGGCCATGCTATCCCAAGTTATGATGAATTATAG